ATTACAGGGACTATAAATGCTTGGAGCTCAACTTTTGGTCAAGCAAGTAATCCTCAGGGGTATGCCCCAGGTAGTATTGTAAAAACAACTCATGGTACTACAGGACAAGTGCAGATATGGGAAGCACTTTTTCAAAATTATAATAAAAATCCAGATAGTCAAAGAAAGTACTGGAAACGTATAGATTTATGTGGAAAAACTTTAAATTCTTGCAAGATAAGATTCCAAGGGGCTTCAATAGATATTAGTAGTATAACTAAAGGAACAACTACACAAATAACAACCTCTAGTTCGCATGGATTTGTGGCCGGAGACATTGTACAAATAAATTTAGAAAGGGGAACAGAGCTTGCTACTGCTTTAAATGGGTCTCATAGAGTTACTTCCGTTCCTAGTACTACGCAAGTTGAAATTTCTGTAGATACTTCTTCTATTTCATCAGGTACTTTTAATTCAGGATATCTTTCTCAAATAGACTCAAATACACCCCTCCCTTTTGGAGGATTTCCAGGATCAAAGAAATTTAAATGATAGAAGAGATACAAAGTCACTTTGAAAAAGAGTACCCAAGAGAAGGCTGTGGTGTAATAGGAATCGTACAGGGGAAAAAGAAATGGTTTCCTTGCACAAACATTGCAAATGATGATAGTGGTTTTGTTTTTTGTTCAACAGAATACTTAAAAATAAAACAACAAGCAGATATTTTTGCAATTGTTCATAGTCATCCAAATGAATCAAATGCAGCATCTGAGCATGATATTGATTGTTGCAATGTTTTAGGAATACCGTACTATATTTTTAGCTATCCTGATATGGAGTTAAATATAGTAGAACCTAAAAAAGCTGCATATCCTCTTATTGGAAGAGAGTATCAGTTTGGAGTAAAAGACTGTTTTGAGGCTTTAAGAGATTGGCTTGCAAAAGAGAATATTAAAATTCCTCCTCGAGAGCCTTTTGAAGATGACTGGTGGAAAAAAGAAAACTTAGACTATTTTACAGAAGAAAACATAAAAAATTGGAATCACCGAAAAGTTGATTCACCACAAAAAAATGATGTTCTTATTTTTCAAATTCAAGCAAAAGTAGCAAATCATTGTGGAGTATATTTAGGAAATGATGTATTTTTTCACCACGCGGAACACAGATTGTCTTGTAGAGAAAACTTATATCCTTTTTGGGCAGAGCATTTAGTAGGAATTTATCGTTATGATGCGTAAAGTATATTTAGAAGGAGAAATTGCAGATAAATTTGGTTCAGAATTTGATATGAATGTTTCTACCTTTGGGGAAGCATTAAATTGTTTTGAATTAAACTTTCAAGAGTTTCGAGAGTATATGTGGAGCTGTCATGAAAGAGGCATAGGATTTATTTGTTCTGTCGGGGATGAATATATAGAAGATGAAAATAAACTCCTTTTAGAGCATCCAAAAGGCTCTTTTACTATTCAAGCTATTCCTGTAGGTTCTAAAAGAGCTATTACAAAAATTATTACTGCAATTATATTGATTTACATAGGATTTCAACTTATGCAAATTCCTGGCGGCCAAGGTTTTTTGGGCTCATTTGTTGGTAGCTCTGCTACATTAACCTACGGCCAAGTAATAGGTATGACATTAATTAGCATGGGAGTAAGTTTAGGATTAGCTGGTATTCAACAAATGATGGCCCCAGATCCTTCTGTAGATTCACAACAAGATGAAAGTTATCTATTCCAAGGATCGAATCAAAATATAATTGAAGGAGATCCTGTTCCAATTTTATATGGAAAGTTACGAATTCCTGGCAGACCAATTTCTTTTGAGATAAAAAATCAAAATAGAGGATTCGTGGACTATGTACAAACAGGGTATGATTATGTGCTTCCAGGAGACTCTGGAGATACGAATCCAGATACAGGACCTGACTATGACTACGATAGAAGCAGGGATCATGATGGTGATCAAGGATTTGACTCATGAGTAGAGGCTCTACAAAACAATATATAGGAATTGTAGATATGCTCTGCGAAGGGCCTATTCACGGTCTTACTGACGGTAAAGCATCTGTATATATTAATGATATTCCTTTTGAAGATTCTGATGTTGTTGGAACTTTTAATGAAACTCTGGCACAAACTTTTGGCAGTCCTAAAATATTTTACGATGCTAACTCTACAACAGGAAATGTAAAAGGTATTACTTTAACCGATAATGACATAGGAAAGTTTGTAGCAATAGAAGTAAAAAGTGTTGCTAACTGTACTTTGAGTTTTAATGCTTGGTCTTGGCCAGCTTCTATAAACTTTGTTAGTATATCTGGAGCAGGCTTAGATGCCTCATTTTCTACCCTTGATGGAGCAGGGTCTAACTTACAGTACTTAATGCTAGAAAGTTCTGAAGGTGTTGTGCATTACTGTGATGGAAATTTTTTAGCAGAAAGTGATGGAGTAGGAACTTTAACTTTAACTTTAGATATGCCTAGAGTAGCAAATCAATGGACCACTACTACTAACTACTGGAAAGTTACTTTAATAAAAGCGGTAAAAATTGCTTCCATAACAGATAGTGATACTTTTGTAGCTGAAGAAAATATTTCTACTACGGCAGTTACCGAAGCAAACGCAGTAGACTGTCATATAACAGATTCAAGAACAATTGATAGCACTGTGCCTGATTTAACAGGTACGGTTTCAAAAGTTGATGCCTCAACTGTTCAATTTCGTAGAGGTACAATGGATCAAGCCCCTCTACAAGCTATTCACTCTCTATCCGGAGGGGTTACTGTAACTGGATCAGGAACAGGTGTTGCTTTAGTGCAGCCAGATACAACTATTTCTACCATAGCTGCAAAAATTCCTTCCGGAGTTAGTTTATTTGATACAGGAGGTTACCCAGAAGGGCAAACTCTTGGAGGAGTAAATGGAGTAGGCGGAGATGTTTTAGATATTTCAAGTAGTGGAGGTGGCGGACCTAATTTTGGATTATCCGCAGCACAAAGAAAACAAATAGATGAAGTAAGTATTCGAATAAACTATCCTGCGTTAATTACTTACAATAATGAGGGTGGAGGCACAGAGTCTGCAAATGCTATTTATGTATTTCAAATTTCTTTAAAAGGACAAGGTAACAGTGCTTTTGGAGAGTTTAAAACCTTATTTAGTCAAACTGGAGGTAAAGTTACTCACACAGCTAAAATAGCTGCTCCAATTTCTTTTGACCATACAATAGGACTGTCTAGATTTAAACCTTTTGATGATTTTAAAATTAGAATTATTCGTTTGACTCGACACTCGGGCCTTCCTGTGTGGTCAAATGGTACAAACGGAGGGCGTAGTGATAAGAAAAAATGGAATCTTCAAGCAAACGCAACTATAGCCGGATCTGATTTAAGTGCAACAATTAAAGATAGATTTACATATCCTTTTACTGCTCATGCCGGCGTAAGTTTTTCTTCTAAAACTTATAGCGCTTTACCTTCGAGAAGCTACCTTCTTCAAGGTTTAAAAGTTCGAATTCCTACTGCGTATACTCCTAGAGAGTATACTGAAGATGGTGTTGCAAAATATGAAGCTTTTTGGAATGGAGATTTTAAAAAGGATGAAGATGGAACACACTTATTATACTACACGGATAATCCTGCTTGGGTTCTTTATGACATTGTAACAAATAATAGGTATGGAGCAGGAACTTGGATTGATCGTGGCTTCATGAATAAATTTGCTTTGTATCGTATAGCAAAATACTGTGATGAACTTGTTCCAGATGGAAAAGGCGGTACAGAGCCTAGATTTAGAGCAAATTTATATTTTGCAAAAGCTACAGAAGTTTATAAAGTACTAAAAGATATGGCTACCGTTTTTCTCGGTATGTTATACTGGCTAGACGGTAAAGTTACTCCTGTTCAAGATGTTCCTGGAGATCCCATTGCTAATTTTTCAAAGGCAAATGTTATTGATGGTCTATTTAGCTATGAGAGTACAGGCAGAAAGACTGCTGCAAATCAAGTTGTTGTAACTTGGAATGATCCTGCTGCAAATTATGAGCAAGTGCCCCTTATAGTTGAAGATAGAGAAGCAATTGTAAAAGACAAAAGAATTATTTCAGAAAATGCAGTTGCAATGGGGGCAACCTCAGAAGGTCAAGCATATAGATACGGTCGTTGGAAGCTTTGGACTGCACAAAATCAACGAGAAGTTGTAAACTTTCAAACCGGACTTCAGGGAGGATTTTTAAGACCGGGCGATGTTATTACAATTCAAGATAGAGACAAGAATGGAGTAGATTATAGTGGTCTTGTTAAATCGGCTTCAAGTAGTGCAGTTACTTTTGATAGAGCTATAACTAGTGTTACAAATGCCAATACTTTTGAACTAGCTACTATTGTAACTAGACCTGCTGCTTTTTATGTAGGTTTAGATCCTATACGAATAGATAGCAATGGATTAAAAGTTTCTGTTGGAGGAACTCTATTTAGAAGAGGAGATAGACTTACTCAACCTTTTTGGTATCCTTCTTCTGGTTCTACTTTTAATTTAAATGAAATTGATACTCTTACTGCTAGTGGTGATGACATTTATGATTTATCTGTCGAAGAAGCAGAAAAGCGGGTATCAAATGCTTTTATTATGTTTGCAGAAACTGGTGGACGTTTTAATGCAAATGGAGACAGTTCGGGAAGTGGATATAATGCAGAACCATTACAATTACAATGGAAACCTTACTCTTATGTAGTTACTAAAACCGTATCACTAAATGAAGATAGAACTATTGCAACTGTTAGTACTAGTTATGAGACTGAAGAAATTCCTCAAAACGGTACTGTGTGGGCACTAAATGCTCTAGACGCTAATGGAGTGCAGATTGCAGGCACCGCAAAAGAGTATAGAATATTAGGAATTACCCAAGAGGATAGTAAAAATATCTATGCAATAAATGCGGTTGAGCATTATAACACAAAATTTGATGCCGTTGATAAAGATTATGCACTAGGTGTAACTCCTCAAAATACTCACCCAGTTATTGAAGCGCCTGAAGAGAGTGTTCCTGCTCCGGACAATGTATATATAACACTTGATAGTGACTCTTCTAAACCTGGAGAGGAACTTACCCTAACTTGGACAAAGCCGCAAGAAACTTTTACTGATGCAGAGGGTAATACTCAAACTCGCGACTATGCTTTTTTAGACAGATTTGAAGTATTTCATAATGTACCAGAACTAAATTCTCCAATATCTGTTGAAGACGGATTTTCTCTTCGTTTTGATAAGCTAGAAGATGCTTTATATACTTTTAGAGTTCGAACAGTATCTCGAAAACAAAATTACTCTTCTTTTATATCTACTCAATTTGAAGTTACAGATCAATATGGTACCCATGTTCCAAGAATTGTTGGAGGCTTACCAAAGGGTATAGTTTCAAACTCTCAATTTGAGTATTCTTTCGATTCTGGATCTTCTACGACGGAAGCAATACGATTTTTAACCGAAGGTGCAGCAGGGTTTTCGGTAGGTAACTCTTTAGAGGCAGATTCCAATGTTGCTACATCTTTGGGTAGTGTAAATCTTGCAGGTCTTGGCCTAGCAGCACATAGAGAGATTTCGGGAACTCCGTCTTGGTATTGGCTAATGTACGATGGAGGAACTCATCTAGGTTTCTGGGATCAAGATAGTTTAGAAACTCTTCCATACTACAGGAAGATCCCTTCAGGCGGCTGGCGAGGCAGTGAACAATTTACAGCGGCAAACTCAGGTGTTGGATTTTCGGTTGTCGGTGGATCTACAAATTTTACTCTTGCTGCTAATTCTACACGTTTAAAGAGAACTACTGCACACGGTCTCACAGTTCGAGATATTGTTCTTTTTGAAAATCCAAATAAATTAAAAGCAACTTTTATATCTTCTATTACAGCTACTGCTTCTGCAGTTACTATAGTAACATCTACTGCTCATAACTTGCAAGATAATGATAGAGTAATGTTTGAGCAAATTGGAGGAATGACATCATTAAATAATCAAATTTATAAAATAGATTATATCAATTCAACTTCATTTAAATTACTAGGTACAACTTCCTCTGATGTAACAGGCTCATTTACTAGTGGTGGCTGGATTCGACCAGTAGAGCTACAAGCCGCACGAGTAATGGGAGTAGTAGACGATAATGAAGTTATACTTGATCGTAGTTTTAGTACTGCTTTTATCGGCACCCTTTATAAAGCAGAGTATAAAGCAGACTACAAAGATGATGCTGTATTTGGTAGAGTTCGTTGGTCAGAGAATAGTGCAGGGGCTAATGTTTTTAAAGTAGATAAGTTTATTACTCTCGATCCTTCTTTATCTGTGGGAAGAAGTGGACTAATTGAAACAAGTATTGATGCAATTCAGTATGAAAAAGGAACTGATGGAACTGTTACTCAAACAAGTACTTTTAGTGATATTCGAGCAACTGTTACTGCGGTAGGTTTTTCTAACCCGGAATTTCGAGTAAGTACACTTTCTTCAGATTTTAATAAACAATCTTTATTATCAGACTCTTTTACAG